TCACTGCCTGGCTTTTAGAATTTTACCAGCCAGATCAGCCAAAACATCCGTTCCATCCATCACTGAGGGGATTTTGTCTTCATTTGGCTGAATTGGGCTGAATATGAGTGATTCAAATGCCTTCCAGGAGTCATTAACTTTATCAGAGTGTGTTTTACCTCTGGTTTCAATGTAATCATATATGAATTCACAAAGATTAAGCCTGAGATCAATCTGAACTAACTGGCTTTTAAGTGACTTAACTTCGATATAAAAAAGACGCATGAAGTAAAAAAATAAAATCTCTAGGCTGATTAAAGGGATATATTTCACTAGAGTGAAGAAATCAGGGTTATTTAGTTTTTGTTGAAAATGCCAAAAAGAAAACATAGGCAATAAAATAAGAAATGCAACAAATGTCCACATTCTGAGTTGTGCATATACAACCTCAGAGCTTTTTCCTGTTCTTAATGTAGAAAAAGCCTTGGCTAAGAGTTTAAAATTGCCTTCTCTTTTAATATTCGTTAAACGCTCTCCTAAATCTTTTGCCTCTTGTCGTACATTGTCGAGATATTCGATGCTGCTTCCTGCTTGCAAAATGATATTTTCGACTTCATTTTTTAATTTTGCTTTCTCTAAATCTATATCGGATGTTAAACTTCTGGCCTTTTGGAAGTCAGAGGATGCAATAAATTGTCTATATATATCATAAGGCATTATATCCACAATCCAACTAAAAGCTGGGGTATATCCGCCGCTTGCTACATTCCATGTGATCTCATTTATACTATCAAGATAACGTATTTTTTCACTATCAAAACATATTTTCCCAAGAGGAGTTGTAGTGCTGTGAATTGATAGATGATACTCCCAAACAAACCTTAAGGAATTATGTAAATGATACTTAATATCTGATTTGTATATTTCTTCATCAAGTAAAAGATCATCAACATATTCTCGTGAGAATTCCGTCCTACGATCAAAAAGTTCTGCATTAGTGTAAAACTCTTTCAATTCCTTCCAAACTGAGACATACATCAAACTTATAAATTCACTATCATTCGGTTTTCTTTGGGACAGTGCATCCTTATATTTTTTTTCATGATTCTCTAGGATGTAGTCATAAGCTTGGTTGAATTTACGTTTTACCAATGGTTCTGTGAAGCTAATCATTACATGCTCCATATTGAGTTAGATTAAATTTGATTGGACAGAAAGTGTTTTATTTGAATTACTATTATCCAGATTTGCGAGTGGGTTTTTCGCTACTGCATCTTCCAAATGTGTTGGAGCAAAATGAGCATAAACCATTGTCATTTTTATATCTGAGTGACCGAGTATTTCTTTTAATACTAATATATTGCCACCATTCATCATAAAATGACTTGCAAAAGTATGGCGTAAAATATGTGTACACTGACCTTCAGGTAACTCTATGTTTGATTTATCTACAATTCGTTCAAATGTCTTTCGACATGGTGTGAATAATTTACCACGTTTTTTTGGAATCGAATCATATAGTTCTTTTGATATAGGGATGGATCTAACCTTCTTATTTTTGGTATTCCGATAAGTAATCCTATAAGGCGTAATTTGTGAACCTTCCAAACCTTCAGCTTCGCTCCATCTTGCGCCAGTCGCTAGGCAAATTTTTGCTACTAACAATACACTTGAGCTACTTGATTCTGCTAAAAGATTCAACAGTTCTAAAATCTCATTAGGGTAGAGAAATGAGACCATTTTCTCATTAACTTTAAATGTAGGAATGCCTGATAGAGGATTAGGTAGTGCCCAGTGCCCAAGCTTTTTTAAAGTACCGAAAACGGCAGAAAGATTGCGTTGCTCATGATTAACAGTCTGAGGTCTGATCGGCATACATCTTCCATTTATATCCGGAATCACTCCTTTTAATCGGCCTTCTCGATATTCACTGAAATCAGCCGCAGTTATGTTTGCGGCTATTGGGTTACCCATACCAGCGCAAATGGCCTTGAGCTTTGACATCATACGTTCAGTGTCGGTGAGGGTACGGCCATATAAATCATGCCACTGCTCTATAAGATCAGCTAATCTTCTATTGTCCTGTTTCTCGCCCAGCCAAGGTTTTTCCTCAAGTTCAGAAGCTATATATTTTTCATATGCTAGTGCTTCACCCTTAGTGGCGAACTTTTTCCTGATGCGTTTGCCTTGTACACCGTTTGGGCGCACATCACATAGCCATTCCCCACTGTCAATTTTCCGTACTGCCATTATTCGTTAACCAAGTATATGGCAACAACTTTACCCAGCAATGTAACGTCGGTCACGTCACAGTCCACGGGATATTTACCCCAATCAATACGCAGTTTATTGCCTGGTAAAAGAGTCAATTCCTTAATGCTCTTAGTACCTGAATATTCGATCAGATACTTACCATCACTAACTTGATGGGTTCCGGAATCTACAAAGTAGGTTATTTTGTCATCAATAACTATTTGTAGTTCGCCTGTGTAGTTCGGTAAAAGTACCTTGTCGAAGATGTACGAGGGCTGGCGCGATAATTCGTTGCTGATAATTTTATACGCTGGAATTCTAACTGTATCGCTAGCCAAATGGTCGAATGTAGCCCCCTCTCCGGTTGTAAGCCAGTAGATAGAAGCCCCTGTTTCTAAAGCACATCTTAAAACGAGGTCTGCTGGAAAATTGTCTCGCATTATCCTCGTGCCTAAGGCACTCGGTGACATTTCAAGATACTGAGCTAGCTGAAGGCGGGAGGTGAACCCGTAAACCTCGCAGATACGGGCTACAGCTTCTCTGGCACCTGTCTTGATATTGTAGTTTTGCATCTTTGTAGTTCTTAATGGTTGACAAACTACAAACGCACACATAGCATTTGCGGTGCTCGTTTGTAGTTCGTTGCTGTGATTAAATGTCGTTTTTTGTTAACCATTGCCACCATCTGCAAATGGTGGGTACTTCAAAGTGAGATTTTGCCTTATGAAAACTACCTCCGCAACCTATACAGAAAGCCGCTGGGTGCCAATTGCGGCTTTTTGCGACCGAGTAGGCATCAAATTACGCACGGCGCGATACTGGGTTCATTCCGGGAAACTGAAAATCAAACCAAAAATCCGACCAAAGGAACACGTCTTTGTAGATTGGCACGCCTGGAATGCAGACAACTAACTCTCATTTTGAGCGAATTTCAATGTTCATTTTGTATATGGCGTGAGGTTGAAACAATGTTTGATTATCAGACTTCTAAACATGCTCACTTTGATGCAGCTTGCCGAGCGTTTGCGTTGGCACACAACCTTGAAGATGTGGCCGCTGCTGTTGGTATTCGTCCGCAAATTCTGCGCAATAAGTTGAACCCTGTTCAGCCGCACCGCCTGACCTGTGACGAGTTGCTGGCTATCACTGATTACACGGAAGATGCCCGTTTACTGGATGGGATGTTGGGGCAGATTAACTGTTTACCATCCGTTCCGGTCAATAACGCTACTGAAGCAAATATGCAATTTTGTGCACTGAGCGCCACTGCAAATGTGGGCGCGATTGCTGGGGAAGCTGTTTCAACTGAGCACATGACCGCCGCGCGCCGCACACAAATTCTTGATCGTGCCCGTGATGCTATCCGTTCCCTTTCCGTTCTGGCTTACACCGTAGAAAGCCGCCTCCAGTCCGCGCCGGTTCTTGCTGCTGCCGTCGATATAGTAACTACCAGCGCCAGCAGCATGATGTGAGGGATAACCATGAAAGCGTTCGTTACTTACCTGAAAAAAGAGTCTCCGGCCGTGCAACTGGCCAGCGGCTCAACTGGCTGGATTGAACTGCCAAACGGCCAGCGCTGGAACCCAGGCCACCAATACAAATTTAATACCCGTTCGTCTCGTCGTTCGTGGTGGTTTCGTTTGTTCGGGATTGTCAGGGGGCGTTATGGCCATTAGCGAAAAGCAGCAGGAAATTGGCCTTAAGTGGCTGGGGAATATCCGCCGTAAATACTGGAGTGAGAAAAGTGAAGCCGCCGAATGGTGGGACAAGTTAACACCAGAATGGCGCGGGGTTGTTTTACATGCGGCCGCAGTTGCTTCCGGGATGGACGTTTTCAAAGCCCATCTATGCAAATGCTACTGGTCAGAGTTATTCGAACGCCTGGACTATCGGGCAATGATTCAGCTGCGCCAGGGCATATCCAGGGCGCGTCTGACGTTTGAAGGGTTCGGGAGTCTGAGCGACAGCGATTTTTCAAAGCGCAGCGCTAACAGCCAGGTGAAAAAGGCGAATCCGATCCACAGCAGTAATGGAGTGCAGATGATTATCGCGCCTCATATCGTTCATAAGATGCAACAGCAGGAGAATCATTAATGTCCATTATCTCTGTAAACGCCAAAGAACTGGGACAGGAGCTGGCTGCGTGGGGTGTTCCACACAATTACGCCATTCTCTTTATGGAGAAAAGTACCGTTAAAAATGGCCGTGTGGCCTTACATCCGTTTTTCTTTAACGACACTGAGCATATGACAAACAAACGCCACTGGCTGGCCGTGAATGTTGCGTACTGGTGCTGTGTCTATCGTGAAGCGGAAAGCCGGTACCAGCAGGTTGAAGCACTGGCTGGCATTCGTTCCATGTACTACATCGCCGGGTCATTGGGTGCCGGGGAAGTCAAAGCGCTGATCCAGGAGTGGTGGCGCAATACCTACGAGCTGCACCAGATACCCGCGCCGAGCTACTCAGCCGCGCCCGTTACAGTCTCTTTCCACTAATTCACCGCCTGAATTTTTTTGCCATCCCTGCGGTGGCCGGGGATTCTTTTGCCTTAAGGAAACCAAAATGCAAATGACACGTTCTGATCTGCCCGCCACAAAAGCTGGCACTGACCTGCTGGCGATGCTGGCGAAAGCTACGCAAGAGGGCAAGGCGGCATCCGCTGATTTGTGTTCAACCCGTCTGGATAAGCTGGCCACGTATGCTGCAAATGAAGGTCTGAGCGCCGCTGAAATCGTTGAGCTAATTCGTGAAGAGGCTTTGGCAATTTGCAGCAAAGGCGGTGCGGCATGGCAGTAAAATCCCCTCTTAAATGGGTGGGCAGCAAAGTCCGCCTGATGCCGCAGCTACGTCACCACTTTCCGGAAGGCAAGAGACTGGTTGAGCCATTTGCTGGCTCATGCGCCGTCATGATGAATACGGACTATGACGAATACCTGATTGCTGACCTGAACCCGGATTTAGTCAATCTGTATAAGGCGATGGCATACCACACAGACGCATTTCTGAATGAACTGGAGATCCTGTTTTCTGCCGGGGCAGTGGGCGATCAGGAAAGTCGCGCTGTTTACTACTATGCCATCCGGGATGCTTTCAATCTGTCAGGAAAAGCTTTCGGCGCTGAAAGCGTTGAAGCCGCTGCCCGTTTCATGTACCTGAACCGCCACGGCTTTAACGGGCTTTGCCGTTACAACCGCCGTGGCCAGTTCAATGTTCCGTTCGGGAAGTACAAGAAAAACTATTTCCCGCTTGATGAAGTCCGCGCATTTGCTGAAAAGGCGAAGCGCGCGACGTTTATCACCGCGCATTACTCCGAAACGTTGGCCTTGGTTCGTGCTGGGGATGTGGTCTATTGCGATCCGCCATACCTGACGGAATCAGGAAATTTCACCTCATACACGGAAAACGGCTTTTCACATCTTGATCAGGGGCGGCTGGCCAGAAAGCTGCGCCGCCTCGCTGAAAAGGGCGTGAGTGTTGTTGCGTCAAACAGCGATCTGGAAATGGTGCATTACCTGTACGCCGGATTTGAAGTGGTGAAAGTCAAAGCGCCCCGCAGTGTTGGTGCCGCAGCTGCAAGCCAGAAATCTGCCGCAGAACTAATCCTGAAATCCCCGTTGGATTCCATTGCAAAGGCTTGCGCATGACGCTCGTTGCTAATGGCCAGCATCACGCCGTCAATACCTGGCGGCGTGATACCTTTGCGCCGGGAACCCCAGCTGATGCGACGATTACAGAGCGCCGTTTGTGGGCGGTTAATCCGCAGGATTACGAATGGCGCTCACAATACCTTCATGAGATACCAGACTGGCTGGGCGGGTATTTCGGCAACCGTTACGAAAAGCTACTGGCTGGCCGTGATGGCCGCCGCCGTGCCAATACATTCCTGCGTAAAACCATCGGCGGGAATGTATTGCCACGTCTGCGGAAAGTGGCCGCGCGTTACCAACTGGCCGCTGATGTAAGCGATCTCTCCTTTGGTAAGTTATTGCAACGTTTACCGTCGCTTGACCGCACCGAACTCAAAAAGCTGTCTGGCCAGGTGTCTGGCTGGATGGCTCAAATGTTTTATGACTTCACCGACCAGTTGAAAGGCAAACCAAAAGACGAAAGGGAAATGCACCAGCGCACGCTGGAGGCTTACCGCGCCATGTGTTCACTCTCTCTCATGCTGAACAATCAGCCGCCTTACTGGGCAGAGCATGAGGCAAACGAAGGCCAACTGGAAACCCGTAAAGCAGAGTCCGGCATTTTGCGAATGATGGCACCAGAGTGGTGGTATCAACGTCTGAAACGTGCCCGTGATCTGCAACGTGAACATCTGGCCATCGCCGTTGGCCAGGTGCAGAAGTCAGCCAGCGCGTATGTTTCCCGTAAAACCCTGGGGGAATGGGTTGAACAGAAAAAGCGCAATCTGGAGTTCTTCAAAAAGTTTGATCTGATGAACGATGAAGGCAACCGTATTGCACTGGACAGCATGGTGCACCGCAGTGTTGCTAACCCGGCGATCCGTCGCTGTGAACTGATGGTGCGTATGCGTGGGTTTGAAGATTTAGCAAATGAAGAGGGGCTGGCGGGAGAGTTCTACACTATCACTGCGCCATCGCGTTATCACGCAGTACACAGTAAGGGAGGTTTTGTTTCTCAGTGGAACGGTGCCAGCCCACAGGACACGCAGCGCTATCTATGCAACGTCTGGGCGAAAGTCCGCGCGGCAATCTCACGCGCCGGGATTCATGTTTTTGGTTTCCGTGTAGTGGAACCCCACCACGATGGTACACCGCACTGGCACATGCTGCTGTTTATGCGCCCGGAACATGTGGAAGCTGTGCGCGATATTCTTTGCTATCACGCCCGCCTTGCCGACTCTGAAGAGTTGCAGACACCCAACGCGCTTAAGGCGCGTTTTCACGTTGAGCCTATCGATCCCGCTAAGGGGTCGGCTACGGGTTACATCGCCAAATACATTTCCAAAAATATCGACGGTTTTTCTTTGGATGGCGAACAGGATGACGAAACCGGGGAAAACCTGCGTGAAATGGCCAAATCTGTGACCGCATGGGCTTCCCGCTGGCGTATTCGTCAGTTCCAACAGATTGGCGGTGCGCCTGTAACCGTCTGGCGCGAACTCCGCCGCCTGGGTGATCAGCGTCTTACTGATCGCAGAATGGATGCGGTACTGGCGGCGGCAGATGTGGGGGACTGGGCTGCCTATACACAGTTGCAGGGCGGCGCACTGGTTGCGCGTCGTGATCTGGTTGTTCGTCTGGCCTATGAAATCACAGAGCAGGGTAATGAGTACGCAGAAGATGTTCAGCGCATACAGGGTATCTATTCGCCTTTAATCCCAGACTCGGAAATTTGTACCCGTCTGGTGAAATGGCAGAAGGTTGCGAAGTTGGCCGAAGCGCCAGCGGAGGCGGGTTTTTCCTTTGACCTTAAATACCCTTGGAGTTCTGTCAATAACTGTACGGAGGGTGGAAACCGGAGGCGGTTAAAACTGGAACTGAACCAGAGAGGATTTGCCGGAACAGATGAAGAATTAGATATTCTGAAGCGTGGCGGTGGACTGAGGTTTGGACATTCAGCCCTGATTTATAGAGAAGGGCGATTGCAGGAAAAAAGGAGTAAGCCAGAAGATGAACAATGGCCAGGCTGGCAATGAGGGTCTGTAAGTGCGTGATATGTAATACGTAAATTTCTATTCACGTGAATTATCATTTCACAAATCGTGCTTTTATGTATACTGTGTATCTATACAGTTGTTTGCGTGGGAGGATGCTGTGCAGGATTTATTTGTCGAGACCGTTGCCTTTCAACGGATCGCTTTGGTTGCAAAACTTATGGCAACCGCAGATTGCTCTGAAGATGAAAAAGATGTTGCGCTTGCCTGGTTAGGTGAAATGACAGCGGAGCTGGGAAGAAAGCTGGATGAATATGAAAAAAAATACCCCCAGTCAGGGGGCGTTTCAGGCAGCGGGTGCAGCTTTCAGTAAATCCAGAGCCATTTGTTTCTGACCGGGTGACAGATTCTGGAGCAAGGTTTGCACTAAAGCGTCACCCGTTTTAGCGCTGGGGCTAAGAGTGTGGGAAAACGTCAAATTCATAACAAAGGTGTGCCCACACTCCACATCAGCACAGGCGCAGTAAATATCTGCAATCTGGCGATGTTTTCGGTTCGTTTTACGAATAACCGCCTTTGAGCCGCACTCCGGGCATTCAATCTTCAGGACTCTCATATTCCGCTCTCCGGCTGTTAAATAATGCCTGGATTTTAGCCTTTTTTGCCTCATGCTGCACCCTTCTCTGTTGTTTCCACAGCAAAATTCAAATGCAGATGTGCCGGAACTTCCGGATCGGATTTGATGGCCATTGCCAGGCGGCGCTGAATCGGCAGAACTTCATTCTTTTTGTAGGTGCGTTCAACCTTCTCCGGGTCGCCCAGTCCGGCAGTGTTCTGCGGAACGATACCCGCCAGCCCGGCAGGAAAGCGGTGCGCGTTCAGAATGTCCTGGGCGCTGATGTTCTTCACGCTGGCAAATTCATCTTTGGCAGAAATATCCCCCATCTCAATAAACTTGATCGCGTCACCGTCCCCGCCCGGAATGTTTACCAGGATGGTGGAGAAGTTGCCGATCCCTTTGCTGTCACGCAGCTGCTGTTCAATCTCTTCTTCCATTTCATCCGTCATGCTGGGGTCGCGGGTGTAAAGAATCCCGCCCGTGTGAGCGCCGTTGTGGTAGTAGCGACGGCGGAAAATAACCGCCTCACTGTTCAGCAGCGCGGAGTGAACACCGCCGATATAGTCCGGCAGACCATAAATGTGCTGTTGGGGGTCATACATTTTGATGAAAATGATATCTTCAGGCGGAAAGGCCAGCGGTTCACCTTCCTGTAAAACTACGTAGTCGCCTGGCACTGTCTCTGCGTTTTCCCGCTCTTTTCGGCGGCGAAGGTACAACCCCGGCAGCGGCTGAAGCCCGATCACATCACCCCAGCCATTACGAATTTTGGCCACAGCAATATCCCCGAACGTCAGGTAATCAAACACCGTTGCCTCCAGCTCGTCATACGTCAGGCCGCCGCCCAGGTAATCCGCCGTCACCATGTTTTTACGAGCGTGGATAATCCCGCCGTGCTGGCCGTTCAGGTTGATAAGCTGCGCCAGCGCCAGACGGTCAATCGGTTGGGTGTAGTGATCGGCGGCGTTGTCGTACCAGATTTCCCGGTAATCGGTTCCGGTTGTCAGTACCGGCTCTGGTTTGCCGAAACTGATGATGCTCATCTTTTTTGATTTATCGCCGCGTTGTTCACGTTTAACGAAGCGTTTCTTTTTGCTCATGCTGCCTGTTTCCTTACACCCCAGCGGGATTGTGGTTTGTTTTCGTAGTTGAGGGGTTCGTTATGCAGGGCGTGCGTAATCGCCCAAAACGCCTCTGCGTGGCCAGTGTCCTGGCTGCGGTCTGCAACAAAGGTCATGGCGTTACCGCTCTGTGTCGTGGTGCGCCGTACTGACATAAAACTGGCGGGGATCTCTTTCAGATTTTTGTCCCACTCTATGCGCTGGCTTTCCACCACATCGGCGGCTTTCAGTACCAGCTGGTTTTTGGTGTTCATGTCGTAACGAATAGGGACGACTACGCGCATGGCAAAGTGCTGGATGTTGTCAAACACCCCCTGGCCGATCCCGGTGACATCCACGCCCAGATAAGTGAAGTTGTACTGGTCAAACAGCTGTTTGATCTGCTTTGCCTGGTAGCGGAAGTTCATGCCTTTCCAGTAAATCACCTTCAGCACGCGGAATTTCTCCACGGCGAACATCGGCGGCGCGACTATCACAAAACACGACAAATCACCGCTGCGTGCCGGGTCAAACCCTCCCCACACAGGCCTGTCTCCAAATGGCCGTTTAGCGTCTGGATTGTGATCCTGCCAGGTGTCCACCTCCACGCCGCACGCTTCCAGGTCGGAAAAGCTGAACACAGAATCTTTACTGTCCACGAACACGCACATATAGAGCATGTTGAATGTGGCGGTGTTGTAGCGGTTACGCAGTTTCTCAATGCTGGCTCTGTTAAAGCCGCCCGCAATGGCATCCTCCATTGTGATGACATAGCGCCACTGGCCATCCGGGCAAATTCGGCCACCGTCGCGCATTTCGTCAAAGCCAGGAAATTTAATGCCGGTTCGTTTCTTATTGCCCTGTTTCCATTCTTCACCTGTCCAGAACGGGTATGCCTGGTGGGTTTTGGCTGAAGGCGTGGAAAAGTACGTGGTACGCCATTTGTCGTGTGTGGCCATCGCACTGGCCACTTCGTTCAGTCTGGCGAAGTTGGGAACCCAGAAATATTCGTCACAGTAGAGATGGCCACTGTATGACTGCGCGGTGTTCTTGTTGGTGGAGAGGAAACGCAGCTCTGCGCCGTTGCTTAAGCGGATCGGGTTCCCTGTCAGCACGATACCGAAATACAGCTCTGCAATGTTGACGATGTAAGATCGGAACACTTCAGCCTGTGCTTTCGACGCTGACAGGAAGATTTGCGGATCGCCCGTCATGACGGCGTTTTCAAACGCCTCAAATGCAAAGTACCAGGTCGCACCGATCTGACGGCTTTTGAGAATGTTTCTGACCTGCTGGCTGATGTTCAGGCGAAGATGTTTTTGATACCCGAAAAGTGTCTCTTCTGCCCAGGAGTCAAAATCTTCCTGAGTCAGTGACGAGATATCGTTTTTCTTGTACTTACGTTTGGTGCGGGGTTCATCCTCGTTATCCCCTCGCGCAGCTGCCTGCCGTTCCCCCTGGCTGCTGGCCAGTTTCTCTTTATGCTTATTGCTTTGCGCACGCAGTTTCGTGGCGTGTGCAATCAGCAAATCCATTTCTTTTAAATCCACATCCGATTTATTGTCACGCCCGGCCAACAGCTGGTAGCGGCGTTCAATCGCTTCCTCTGTGCTTTCAAAACTGAGTAAATCAGCCCATTTGTATTTTTCAGCCCAGTAGTAAACGATCCGCGCATTCGGCAGATTTAATTCTGATGCAATTTCTTTTGGCGTATAGCGGCGCAGGTAAAGTGCGCGAACAACGCCTTTTAATTCGTCTGAGTATTTAGCCATAGATTTAATTATGCCGTGCTGCTGATGAAAAAACGGCGGGGTTAATTCGTGTTAGTTCGGCAATGGCTTATAACCGAACTGAACAGAATAAAGCGTAATGCGGGGGTGCGTTTAATTAGCAATAATCAAATCCACAGCAAGGGAAACAGTTAATCGACAGAGGGGGAAATATGTGTCGCATTTAAAAACTGGCTGGCTGTGTGTTGCTACCGAAGGCGATACGGTTGACGGGCGAATCCTGGAACGGCAATGGATTATCGACATGGGGGAAACCTATGACGCTAAACATTATGCCGCACTACTCTGGCCAGAACATGAGCGCTATGCCGGGAATTTTGGCGAAGTGCTTGAAGCGATGTGGCAGGACGGTGAAGACGGACTGGCGCGGCTGTTTGTCAGCCTGTGTCCTAATAAGCGTCTGATTTACGCCAATGATGAAGGTCAGTTGCTTTATTTCTCCGTAGAGCCAGAACTGAACTGGCGCGGAGGGGAGCAAACCTATCTGAAAGGGCTGGCCGTTACTGACAACCCGGCAAGCGTAGGAACTACACGGCTGCGCTTTAGTCGGCGCAAATTAAACAAACAGGGATATTACAGTTGTGTGATTTCCCGTAACGGTAAAATTACACAGGAAGAAAATATGAAAGGCTGGCAAAAATATTTTGGTTTGAAACCGAAGTTTGAAGAGCAAGACCCGCAGGATAACCCGCCAGCGGATGACGATAAATTACAGGCGCTGGCCAGCGCACTGAACGATCTGGAAGCGCGCGTAGGGGCAATTGAAACCCAGCTTAGTACCGTGCAGGACGATGTTGACACTATTACTGAAGTGGTCGATACGGAAGAATTTGCCGCTATTCGTGATAATGCCAAAGAAATTGTTACCCGATTTAACGATCTGGGTGGTAAAGGGGGCCAACGCAAACAGCGTCAGCTTCCAGCTAAATCCGGTCAGTTTAAATATCTGTAATTAACGCAACGCGACTAAGCACTGCAATTTTAATATCGCTTAATTGCGAGGGAGTCTTATGTTACTGAATAACCGTGCGCGGGAATTACTGGATAAATATTCGGCGGGGATGGCGCAGCAGTTTGGTACGCAAAATCCAGGCCGTTATTTTGCCCTGAATGATCCGCAGGAAAATGCTTTACGTCTGGCGTTGCTGGAGTCCGTCGAGTTCCTGAACTGGATTACTACGCTGGACGTTGACCAGTTGAGCGGCCAGGTGATTTCTGTCGGCGCATCCGCACTTCATACCGGGCGCAGTGAGAAAGGCCGTTTCGTGCGCCAGGTTGGCGTTGACGGCAATGACTATTCACTCGTTGAAACAGACAGCTGTGCGGCACTGCGCTGGGATCTACTCTCCGTCTGGGCGAACGCCGGGAAAGAAGAAAACGAGTTTTATAACCTGGTGCAGACCTTCAGCACCCAAGCGTTTGCCATGGATATGCTGCGTGTTGGCTTTAACGGTAAATCCCGCGCCAAAACCACTGATCCAGATGCCAATCCAAACGGCGAAGATGTGAACATTGGTTGGCATGAGCGCATGAAAACGCTGTTGGATGGCAATCAAATCATGACCGATCCGGTGGTGCTGGATGAAGCGGGTGATTACAAATCACTGGATGCGATGGCCTCTGATCTGATTAACGCCAAAATCCCGGCACAGTTCCGCAATGACCCGCGCCTGGTGGTGCTGGTAGGCGCTGACCTGGTTGCTGCTGAACAGTACCGCCTTTTCCAGGCTGCTGACCGCCCGACTGAAAAGATTGCGGCTCAGATGCTGGGTAACACCATTGCTGGCCGTCAGGCGATTATCCCGCCGTTTATGCCGGGCAAACGCATGGTGGTGACACCGCTTTCTAACCTGCACATCTACACCCAGCGCAATACGCGTCAGCGTAAAGCCCGCTTTGAAGATGATCGCAAGCAGTTTGAGAACAGCTATCTGCGTAACGAAGGCTATGCGGTTGAAGTGCCGGAACTGTATGCGGCGATTGATGAAGATGCCGTGACCATCGGCAAAGTCGCAGAGCCTGGGGAGGGCTAATCAATGTCACTTTCTCCCGCGCAACGTCACAGCCAGCGCATTGCCATGGAACAGAAGCTGAAGCAGAGCCTGGCCGTTGGAACTACGGAAAGTATGCACCTGCTGATTAAGGCGCTGGAAACGGATGTGGAGCAGCTGCGAAGCCTCCCGCTGATTGCTGATCGCGTTGAGCATAAGCGTAACGTGCTGCTGCCGAAATGGGTTCCGACTGTGGAAGCGTATCTGGCCAGCGGCCAGGTGTTCGCGAATCCGGTTCTGGCCTGGTGCGTGATCTGGCTGTTTGATGTGGACGATCTCGATAAGGCGCTCGACTGGGCTGATATCGCTATCGAGCAGCAACAGGCCACGCCAGAGCGACTGCGCAGCAATTTCCCAACGTTCGTGGCCGATACGATGCTGGCCTGGGCGGAGGAGTCTGCGGGGCGCGGGGAAAGCATTGAGCCGTATTTCTCCCGCACGTTTGAGAACGTAACAACCAAATGGCGGCTGCATGAGCAGGTGACTGCGAAGTGGTTCAAGTTCGCCGGGCTGGAATTGTTACGCGGCGATGACGGGCAGAAAACAGCGGCAAGCGTTGACGATATCGACACGCTGAAAAAAGCCGATGAATTGCTGGCCACTGCTGAAAAGCATTATTTAAAAATCAGCGTCAAGACACAGCGCCAGACCATTGCCGCTCGTATTCGACGCCTCGAAAAGGAATCTAAAGATGGGAACAGTCATCAAGTTTAAACACGCGCTGGGGCAGCAGGTGAAAGTCACTATCAGCGGTGAAGCGGGGCATGTTAAAGCCCGCGCTGAATACACCAACTGCCGCAATCAGTACCTGATCCACTATCTGGCCGCTGATGGCCGCGCCGTGGATTCCTGGTTTGATGAAAACGAGCTGACACCCGTTCAGCCTTAAAGACTACCGCAGGCCAGGCGGGCGCGGTGGAGGGCAGCAACACGACGTGACGCTGCGCCGTGGAAACCGGACAGCCCGCCTATTTATTCGGGGGAGCCATGTTTAGCGGAAAGCCAATTGATTACCAGGATGCACCGCTGGAAAACGAAGGATTCTGGCCTGATCTGAATCTGAAAGATTTTCAGGCGCAGCGGGCTATCCCGGCAGACGTTGACGCGGACACGGTAGCCCAGGCCGTTCTTGCTGCGGTGGCGGAAGTCAATGCGGAGCTAGAAACGGTGGAAGCCAGCTGGAAGGCGAAGGGAGTTCTGAGCGCAGCGGATGCGCCGGGGGCGCGAATGGGGCAGCTAAATGCTCTGTGTGCGCAGTACATCAAAGCCGTATTTGCCAGAGCAAAGGCCGATCTGATGGGGGAGTTTGCCACCGTGGGGCGGCGTGATTCTCACCCTGGGCAGGAAAGCACGGAAACCCGTGCAGGTTTGCTGACTGAAGCCTCTGTGGTTATCCGCCGCATGAAAGGACTGAAAAGGGCAACGGTGAAAAAAGTATGAGCCAGACGCAGCTTCAAAACCTGACGGCGTTTTTTACAGACAACGTACCCGCCCGCGCGATGCAGTCCTTTAGCAGCGTGCTGGATGAAATGGAGTTCGTACCGGCTGCAAAAGATATTGGCATGGGGCAATACCGCCAGGCGGTGATCCGTTATGACGCGGTACTGAGCTGGGAGCGTTTCCCGTATCGCCTGTGTCCGCCGCAGCTGCTGATGTCCCTGATGGCCGCCTGGCTGGATGAGGCAGACAGGGAACTGCTGGATGATATCGGTATCACTGAAGCCGATCCGCAGTGGGATGTGTCGGTGGCCGATGAAGAAACTGCCGATATCGTGCTGACAGTGCCAATGGCGGAGGAGCTGGTGATCCGTGAGGACGAAAAAGGGCTAATCCCCTGGCAGGGCAAACGCTGGTCGCTGGTTGAGCCAGAAATCTGGACGGCGCTGACCGCCACCATTTACGGCGTGGATGAATCGGGTGCGCCCGTGGGTGAAGTGCCGTGATTGCCGGGGGCGAGCTTAACAAACGCCAGCTGGCAGAGCTGAAGGAAGCGCTGGCCAGCATGGAGTTGCCGCCCAAAAAGCGCCAGCGGCTGCTGTGGCGCATGGCGAAATATGGCGTGATCGCCGCCGCTAAACGCAACGTGCGCAATCAGGAAGACCCGGACGGCGGAGCCTGGGCAGGGCGTAAAACGAAGCGCAAAGGGAAGATGCTGCGCAACATGCCGAAACTGCTGCATGTGCGGGAAATGCCGGAGATTCAGGCCGTGCGGATCTATTTGCAGGGTGGTGGCTACCGGAACGGTGAAACCCCTGTACCTGCTGGCACGGTGGGGTACTCACAGCAAGCCGGAATGCGGGTGCGCGTGAGTCGCGCCAGCCAGCCGGGCAAAGCGCAGCCAGGGAAGATGGCCACCGCCGCGCAGGGCAAAAAACTGCGTGCCCTGGGCTACCGGGTGCGCCGGGGTAAGCGCTGGAAAAAACCCACTATCCGGGAAATTACCAGTGAAATGCCCTACGGACAGGCAGGTTTACTTATTCGCAAGTTAAGTGGTAAGGCCGTGAAAACAAGCTGGACTATCGATCTCCCCTCCCGTGCATTTCTGGGAATGGGTGATGAAGACTTTAACAAGGCGCTGGCACGCCAGCTTCAGGCCATTGGCTTTGGCTGGGATGTAAATGCGCAGGATATCAGGGGGAGAACATGACCTGGCCAAATGTGACCGTGAACCAGGTAAACCAGCTACTGGGGGAAACCAATGAGGTGGAACGCTCGGTGCTGTTTATCGGAACGGGAACCAAAAACGCAGGAAAGACACTGGCCATTAACACCCAGAGCGATTTTGATGCGCTGCTTGGTGAGGATGACAGCCAGCTGAAAAGTGATGTGCTGGCGGCAATGGCGAACGCTGGCCAGAACTGGTGGGGATTTGTTCACGTGCTGGCTGCTGACAGCGAGCCGGGTGCGTGGGCGCAAGCCGTCAAGGCCGCGCAGGTGTCGTGCTCGGTTGAAGGTGTGGTGCTGAGTGATGACATTTCAACGAAAGCGGAAATTAACCAGGCCATCACGCTACGCGCAGAACTTATCGCCAATTATGGCCGCTGGGTGTGGTTCATTCTGGCCACGCAGGGAATGCAGGATGAAGAGGCGCAGGCTGACTATCTCACTCGCCTGTCCACGCTTCAGGAAGGCATTGCGGAGAAAGCGGTGCAGTTGGTTCCCCGTCTCTGGGGAAATGACCCGGGTGTGCTGGCCGGGCGGCTGTGCAGTCGCGCCGTGACCGTTGCGGACAGTCCCGCGCGGGTGAAAACCGGGGCACTCATTAGCCTGGGCAGTGATGAACTGCCGCTGGATGGTACGGGTGCTGTGCTGGAACTGGCCACGCTTCAGGCGCTGGAAATGCAGCGATTCAGTGTGCCGATGTGGTATCCGGATTATGACGGCTTTTACTGGTCTGACGGCCGCACGCTGGATGTGGAAGGCGGTGATTATCAGTCTATTGAAACGCTGCGCGTGGCTGACAAAGCGGCCCGCCGCGTCCGTCTGCTGGCCATTGGCAAAATTGCGGATCGTTCGCTGAACAGCACGCCGGGCAGCATTGCCGCACACCAGACGCTGTTTGCACGTCCACTGCGTGAAATGTCCACGGCGGCCAGCATTAACGGCGTGTCATTCCCTGGGGAAGTGAAGCCGCCGCAGGATGGCGATGTGACCATAGTCTGGAAGAACAAAAAGGCCGTGGAAATTTACATTGTGGTGCGCACGTGGGAAGTGCCGCTCCAAATCACGATCAGCCTGTTACTTGATGCCAGCCTGGAGGCCACCGCATGAGTAAGCGTATTTCGGGGATGTCGTTTGATTCTTACGTTGACGGCGATTTGATCCACATTGAAAAAATTTCGCTCGATATCACGGACAACAGCGCCGCTGCGCAGACTCGCGGTGTGCCGGATGGTCATGTTGATGGTGATGTGTCCGCAGAGGGTGAGATTGAAGTCAGTTCCAAAGTGCTGGGCGTACTGACTGCAAAGGCGCGTTCGGCGGGTTCGTGGCGCGGTATTGAGCCAGTGGATTTCCTTTTCTATGCCAAAGCGGGCAGTGAAGAGGTCAAGGTGGAAACGTTCGGCTGCAAGCTACAACTGAGCAATCTGCTGGATATCGATCCGAAGGGTGGCGGCGTGTCCACGCATAAAATCAAATATTTCGTGACCAGTCCGAAATTCGTAAATATCAACGGGGTTCCGTATCTGGAAGCGGAAGCCACGGAAAACCTGATCGGGTAAGGGGCAGGGATGCAGGATTATGAAAAGGGGTTCATCGCGCTGGTTGTCATGGGGGCACTGATTGCCCTGGGCAAGATGCTTAACAGCGATGAACCGATCACGGTTCGTCTGGTGCTGGGACGCGTAATTGTTGGCGGCGGTCTGTCACTGGTTGCCGGAGTGGCGCTCTATTTTGTGCCGGATATTCACCCGCTGGCCCTGCTGGGGTTTGGTTCCGGTCTGGGGATTCTGGGCCAGAACGTTGTTGAGGCCTGGCTGCGTAAAAGGGGCTTTGCCGGGATTTTTGGGAAAGGAGCGACGAAATGACACTGAGTGAAAAGCAGCAGTTGTTTACCGTCATGGTGGCCAATCTGATCCACTGGGCGGATGAGCATGGTTATCGTCTGACGTTTGGTGAAGTTCAGCGAACGCCGGAATGCGCAGCGTTGAACGCCAAAAAGGGCACTGGTATTGCAAACAGTCTTCACACGCAGCGCCTGGCCGTGGATTTAAATCTGTTCGTGAATGGTCAGTACAAGACCAGGACAGAAGATTACCTGCCACTGGGTGAATACTGGGAATCGCTGGGCGGTACATGGGGCGGACGATTCAAATCCCGCCCGGACGGCAACCACTTCAGCCTGGAACATAACGGGGTGCGCTGATGACAAACGGCCAGTGGCTTGTTGTGGTTGCGCTGGCGTTTGTCTGGGGCTGGCTGACCGCTGACTGGCGGCGTGACAGTCTGGAGCTGGCGATCAATTCTGCCGCCCAGGTTGCGGGGGAAAAGTCCCGTGTGGCCATGCAGGGTATTGCCAGCGATTCCGCCAGGGAACTGGAAGAAAAACTGGAGGCGCTGGAAAGTGGCAGACCTAAAGAAATCAGGACTGAAATTGTTAAGCCGGTATTTACTAATGTGTGCGTGTCTGCTGACTTTATCCGCATGTTTAACGCCACCGTCGAAAATACCGAACATACCCTATCAGGAAAGCCTGAAGCGAAAATGCCCAACGGAAAATCTTCCGCGTATTAAAGGGAATACTGGGGCGGATATCGCCGCCCCGGCAATTGAATATCAGGATTTATATTCTGTATGCGCAGCGCGTCATAATGCGCTGATTGACGAAATGAATAAACGAGAGAGTGTATTAAATGGAACAGCAGATTAAATTCGTTGTATGCGGTAAAGAGATTATTTTCGCGCCTAACCAGACCGCCTATAACAAATTCATTAATGAAATGGCGATGGATAACAAAGTCGCCCCGGCGCACAACTATCTCACCCGTATTGTGGAGCCAGAAAGTAAAGAGGCGCTGGCTGAACTCTTAAAGCGTCCGGGCGCAGCGCTGCAACTGGCAGGTAAAGTAAATGAAATTTACGCGCCTGAGCTGGAAATTGAAGTAAAAAACTGACAAAGCGAGTCCGGGCAATTGAGCAAAATGGACTCGACCAGTATTTAATTTTACGCCGCCATTATTTACCCCACGGGGAAGATTCTATTGACGATATCGCCGCCGCCGTCTGGCTGGATAATCGTTTCTGGGAAAATATGCGTATTGCTACGGCAAGTGGAATAAGCACTGCTTTTAAAGGCACAGAATGAAACAGTTAGATTTTACATTAAGCCTGATCGATAAATTGTCTCGCCCGCTAAAACAGGTGCAGGGCAATGTGACAGGCTTTGCGGAAAAATCAAAAGCAGCGTTTATGCAGATTGGCGGCGGTGCGCTGGCGCTGGCCGGAACGGGGATGGCCATCAAAGGTGCGCTGTCTCCGGCCATCGAGATGTATGACGCGCTGAATGATGCGGCCGCAAAAGGTATCGACAATTCCACGCTCAAAACCGTACAGCGTGACGCGCTGACATTCAGCACAACCTACGGCGCCAGCGCCGTGGAATTCGTGAAATCCACAGAAGAAATCAACGCCTCCATTGCCGGGCTGACGGGCAGTGAGCTGCCGAAAGTAACCAAAGTCGCCAACGTGCTGGCGTTTGCCCTGAAATCCACCGCCGCTGAAACGTCGGAATTTATGGGGCAGATGTTCGGTAACTTTTCCGCTGATGCGGAGCGCCTGGGAAAAGTCCAGTTTGCAGAGCAACTGGCGGGCAAGATGGTGTTTATGCGTAAAACGTTCGGCGCGGAAATGGCCACTATCAAAGACCTCATGGAAGGCGCGCGCGGGGTGGGCACAAACTACGGTGTCGGACTGGATGAACAGCTGGCCGTGCTGGGGCAGCTGAGCCGCACACTGGGAACGGAAGCGAGCAGCGCCTACGAAGGCTTTATGACGGGCGCGATTGAAGGCGGTAAAAAACTGGGGCTGTCCTTTACCGACGCGACCGGAAAAATGCTGTCCATGCCCGAAATGCTGATAAAGCTACAGGCCAAATATGGCAAGAGCCTGGAGGGGAACCTGAAAGCCCAGGCGGAGCTGGATGCCGCCTTTGGTGACAGTTCGGCAGTGGTTAAACACCTTTACGGCAATGTGGCGTTATTACAGCGAAATATCACTGAGCTGGGCGGGGCTGACGGGCTGAAGCGCACGCAGGAAATGGCGGCGAAAATGGTGAAACCCTGGGATCGGTTTATCGCGATTCTGACGGCCATTAAAACCGTTATCGGCCTGACGCTGATCCCGGTGCTTTATCCGCTGCTGAATCGCCTGGCAGATATGGGGCAGACCTTTGCACGCTGGATGCAGATGTTTCCAAATATCGCGCGGGCTGTGGGGTACGCCACTATGGCGCTGCTGGGGTTTGCCGCTGTGGGCGCTATCGTGAATATCCTGATGGGGGTATCTGCCTTTGTCATGGGCGGATTGCGGGGTATCTGGGTTGTCCTCGCTTCCGTCACCCGTATTTATACCGCCACTATCTGGCTGGCACAGAAGGCCGTTCTGGCCTGGAACGCGACACTGGGGGCATTACGCGGCATTCTGCTGGCGGTGCGCATGGCGGCGATTATGGCCGGGGTAGGTATCAATCTCATGAGCTGGCCGATCCTGCTGATTATCGGGGCGATTGCTTTGCTGGCTGCGGGTTGTTACCTCCTGATTCAACACTGGGATGCTGTTAAATCTGCGGTCATGAATACGGAAGCCTTTGCAATGGTGGCCTCTGTGGTGCAGTGGCTGGCGGGTATTTTTTCCAGTGCCTGGCAGTTTATCAGTGACGGCTGGAATGGATTTATTGCTCTCCTCTCCGGATTTTCTCCATCTGAAGTGTTAAGCGGAATGGCAATCGGCATAGTGACGATGTTTGATAATGTCTGGCAGACCATTAAAGGGAGTTTTTTGAAGTCATGGAACTGGATAGTAGGGAAACTCAATAAAATTCCAGGTGTGAATATTGCACTGGCTGCTGAGTCCGGAACGAATAATAAAAAAGGAGCGCTGCCGCCTACAGTTGTTAACAAAAGCGCCTCGGCTGTGAATGTGCCTTCAGTGCCTTATAACGTGAAATATATTGAACAGCCCGTAATGGAAATGCCGCCGCCAGCATTTGCACCAAATACGCTTTTGACTGGCGGTGAGCTGAAAGGCGTTGAACGTGGCGGTATCAGTAAAACGATTAATAGTAATTCTAAATCTGTGACGGATAACAGCCGAAAAATTGAAACGGTAAATATCTATCCAAAAGAAACATTTTCGCCGGGACAATTGCAGGAATGGCAGGAGCTAAACCCATGAGTGATTTGCTTTACATCGATCTGCTGATTGAAAACGGTAATTTTGTTCTGAATACCGGAAAAGAGCCTGAACTGTGTAATAACCGCAAAAGTATCGGGCAGGACATTATTCACAGCATTCTTGAAAGCGGTCTGGCCACGCAGTTAATTGGCGAGCGCAGCCCGACTTTACGCGCTGATATTTTCACGCAGCTGGAGCTGATGATCGAAAGCGATGAACGGATTGTGCCTGGCACTGTGGAAGTCAGTGAGGAAAGCCAGAAGCGATTATGGGTAACGGCCAGCACATATGACTTTGGCGGAATTTCAGCGCAGGTGGACTTATGACAGAAAAGCCGCAGGTGGATTTTGAAGAGGTGGTGAAGGCCAGCGGGATGCCCGTCACTGAAGAGGCGGTGCGCACCCGGTTTAACGCCATTGCCGCGCAGGAAGGGCTGATCACGAATACCTCGCGCATGTCTCCGTTCTGGCGGCTTATCACCGCCATTGTCACCGCACCGGTGATGTGGCTGAAGGATGCACTGGTGTCTGTGGTCATGACCAATATGTTTGTGGCCACGGCAGGGGGGCAGATGTTGCGTCTGCTGGCGTGGGCGGTGAACGTCACGGCGAAACCCGCCAGCGCTGCGGAAGGGGTGATCCGCTTTTACAAAGAAGATGTAAACCAGGCCGTCACAGTGACAGCGGGAACCGTTATCCAGACCGAACGGATAAACGGCAAAGTGTACGCCGTTGCCACCGTGGCCGATGTGGTGATCCCATCCGGGACCGCCAGCGCGTTACTGTCGGTTAAGGCCACCGGAACGGGCGGCGCATACAACCTTGCGCCCGGCTACTTTCGTATTTTACCCGTGGCCGTTGACGGTATCAGTCATGTGGCCAGCGAAGAGGACTGGCTGACCGTGCCGGGGGCGAATGAGGAGAGCGATGACGAGCTGCGCGAACGCTGCCGGAACCAGTTCAACCTGGTGGGGAATTATCACACGGATGCGGTTTACCGTTCGATGATTGCCAGTGTGGCAGGGCTGAGTATTGACCGCATTTTCTTTTTGCACGATGCGCCCCGTGGTCCAGGCACTGCGAACGCGTATCTGCTTCTGGACAGCGGGGTAACGTCCGAGCCGTTTATTGAAGCGGTAAATGACTATATCAACACGCAGGGCCATCACGGCCACGGGGATGATATGCAGTGCTTTGCCATGCCGGAAACCCGTCACGATCTGAGTGTCACGGTGTACGTGCGGAATCTGAGCAACGTTGTAACGGAGCAACAGGACGCGCTGAGAAAAGGTATTGAAAACCTGATCCGCTGCGCCTTCAGGGAAAACACCGATTATGACGTGAAAAAAACGTGGCCATACTCCCGCTTTTCCTTCTCGCAGCTGGCGCGGGAGGTGCATAAAACTTTCCCGGATTCGGATTCGATTGAGTTTTCCCTGAAAGACATTACCAGCGATCTGAGTGTGCCACGTCTGAACACATTAACGGTGAGCCTGAAAGATGACTGATTTTCTGAAGAAACTGGCCAGTCTGGCGCTGCCGTCCTGGATGAACAAGGGCGAGCCGCTGGCGTTACTGAAAACCGCGCGGACGTTCTGGGCGGATGTGTACGGCTGGATTACGTGGCCGCTGCGGCAATTTGATCCGCTGACCTGCATTGAACCGATTCTGAATCTAATCGCCTATGACCGGGACATTACCCGCTTCAGCGGTGAACCCTTATCGCTGTACCGCAAGCGGGTGGCCTACGCCTTTATCAATGCCCGTGATGCGGGTTCGGTTGAGGGATTTATTAACATTTTTGCGCGGCTGGGTATTGGGTATGTGGAGCTGGTCGAACGCCAGCCAGAGATTGACTGGGATGTGATCCTGGTGCGAGTGACAGACAGCCAGGTGGCGGATAACACGCAACTGATGATTCAGATTATCCGCCAGTACGGCAGAACCTGCCGCCGTTATCAGTTTGAAGTGATCACGTCTGAAAGCCTGGCTATCCATGCGGGATGGGATCAGGGGGAATATGTGGTGTATCCGGCTCGCCTGAATGCGACGGACGCCAGCAGCGCAACGTTTAGCGCAAGTTTATAGGGAGCAAGATATGTCACAGACTGTGATCACACTGGCCTTTGAGCAGTGGAAAGCCAGCCAGGCAGTAACGGGCGAAGCCGTCCTGCTGGATGAATTTGTTTTTGCCAATGTGCCGGGGCTGGATGCCAGTAAACCGATTGACCGCAATGAAACGCTGCCGCCCGCTGCGCAAATCGTTCACCGCCAGGCAGTCACCCGTAAAGGGGTGGTAAACGACAATGCCGTGGTGCATTCCGTTGTACTGGGTGCAGAAGTGGGTGATTTTTCGTTTAACTGGGTTGGACTGATTAACAAGGCAAGTAACACGCTGGCCATGATTGTTCATGCCCCGGTTCAGCAAAAGCTGAAAACGAAAGATGGCCAGCAGGGGAACGTACTTACCCGTTCGTTTCTGATGGAGTTCGACGGCGCACAGGCAGAAACCGCAATCAACACGCCAGCTGAAACCTGGCAAATTGATTTTACCGCCCGAATGACCGGGATTGATGAACGCCAGCGTCTGGAAAATACAGACCTGTACGGCGTTGCAGCATTTCTGGAGGATGGCTATCTGGTTGCGAAAAACGGTTCGCAGTTCTTTGTAACTGCCGGGGCGGGATATGTCCGTGGTCTGCGTGCGCAGCTGCCCGCTAACCAGAATATTACTGTGACAACTAAGCCCGTAAAAGTCTGGCTGGATGTGGCCTGGACGGGAACGCTGACCAGCGTCTGGGGTGTTACCACTAAAATTACCCTGGCGGCAAACCTTGCGGATTACGTCCAGAGCGGGGTGCAGCATTACGTGTTTGCGGTAGCCAGCATTGATGCAGATGGCAACATTACCGATCTGCGCCCGAAAGGGACGCTTAACGATCAGACCGCCAGTGATGCGCTAAAAAAACATGAGCAGTCACGGAATCACCCTGATGCAACCACGGCAGCGAAAGGCTTTACCCAGTTAAGCAGCGCCACAAACAGCGTATCTGAATCTATGGCTGCAACACCCAAGGCGGTGAAAGCTGTCTTTGATCTGGCCTCTGGTAAATACACCGCACAGGATGCCACTACCGCACAAAAGGGCATTGTCCAGCTTACCAGCGTGACGGATAGCACATCTGAAGCTTTTGCTGCGACGCCTAAGGCGATTAAGGCGGTAAATGATAATGCCAACGGGCGTGTACCCTCTGGCCGTAAAGTGAATGGTCGGCCGCTGACAGCTGACATTAGCGTGACCGCGCAGGATATTTTCAACGGCCAGGCTGAGGCGATTGGAAATGCCGCTGATTTAAACGCCTACACCACGCCAGGCCTCTATTTCCAGGCAGCTAACGCGCAGGCTTCAGCAGGGAAAAATTATCCCGAAGCGGTTGCCGGGTCGCTGGAAGTTTATAAGCACGCTGGTTTTACTCAGATTTACCGTGTTTATAACAATTCCCGCAGCTATATCCGCACTATTTATGGCGGTGTTTGGACCGCATGGACCAAACAATATGATGGTGCGAACAAACCGACTCCTGCCGAAATTGGAGCGTTAGCGAGTAATGGCAATGCTGTTTCTGCAACCAAGTTGCAGACAGCCCGCAAAATTGCAGGTGTGGCATTTGACGGTACGGCTGATATCACCATCCCTGCCGCGAACGTCGGGGCATACACAAAGGCTGAAGGTGATAATAAATATCAGCCAAAAGGCAGCTATACCCCGGCAGGGCAGGCCTACACCAAAACCGAATCAGATGCGCGTTTTCAGAAAATAAACTCCGCCTCACTGGCGGCAAACGGATGGTTTCGGGATACGAACACCGGAATGCTGATTCAGTATGGAAAAGTCGCGGTAAGCACTGACGGGCAGAGTTTCACATTCCCGGTGGCCTTTAGCCTGGTTCCCTCGCTTGCGCTTACAGTCAACGGCGGCGCATACGGTGACGTGGGAGCTTCCAGTGTCAGTACCACAGGGTTTGTGGTCAAAGCTGCGGCAAAAAATACGGTTGGCTTTATAGCGATGGGTAAATGATATGACGATTTTTTATAGTGCGGCCACGAACGGATTTTACCCTTACAGCGCGAAAGCCTCTTATGAACAGGCGGGGTGCTGGCCTCATGATGGCGTTGAGGTGTCAGAGGGTTGGTATAACTATTTGATTAATAATCAGGGTAATGGGAAAGAAATTACGCCTGACGAGTACGGGCGGCCAGTATTGAAAAGTATATCTGTACCCACCGCTGAAGAACTAATGTCTATTGCCGAAGAAAAAAAATTAGCGCTTATGAAAACGGCCAGCCAGAAGATTGCACCGTTACAGGATGCTGCTGATCTGGAGGTTGCGACTGATGCTGAATCCGCGCTGCTTATGGCGTGGAAAAAATACCGCGTCATGCTGAACCGCGTCGATCTGAGTCGCCCGGTCTGGCCAGAGGTGCCTTCTGATGTGGCGTGAAGCCCGTATTGCCTTCAGTGATTCAGTAGGGGCGCTGAATTGTTCCGTGATCCCGGCCCACCCGTGGGTTTACGGACTGGGGCAACAGACAGAGAACGGTGCTTACCTCAGCCCGGTGAATGCCATCAGCTACCTGGCTGAAAAGCTGGCCGGGACGGGCGGGGCGGCGGATATCGTGATCATGATGGTGTCTGGTCAGACACATGACAATTTCATGGCCAGCCTGAATCAACTGGTGGACGTGTTCCCCAGTCCGGCCTTTACCCAGGTGCGGAGACTGGCAGAGTCTGCCGCGCAGCTGGCTGCGGAGAAAATGCAAATCCCGGCGAAATACAGCCAGAGTTTGCCCTCTGCGATCCCGCTTTCCGTTCCGACCAGCCGCACGGCGCTGGCCGCCGCAGCGGTACAAAAAGCCCGGCAGGAAGCAGCCGCCACGGCTGATATATCCACGGTCAAAAAGCTGATGGGGGATTTTCAGCAGCAGCGTGAAAGCCTGATTTCAGGCATTGCCAGTGGACTGTCTGATTTACAGGGAAAAAGCGCCAGGGCGTGGGTGTTCACGGCCAGCGGCGATCTGCCGTCCACACTCCCGGAGCTGGTGAAGGGGATTCCGCTTCAGTCAGCAATTTATACCGCTGCCATGATGCTGGTTGGCGACAATCTCGACGGCATAAAAGGAATGATCCATGACATCGAATCCGACACTGGCGCTTAACGGGGAAGCCGTTCTGCTGAAAAACATGCGCGTCACGGTTTCCCAGCAATTTCAGGATAAAGACCAGTCCGGCCAGACCAGCGCCACGACCAAATCAGAGCAGGGCATTAAGGGGAAAGAGCTGCGTGTGTCCGGGGAGGTTCCCTTCAAAAATCCTGAGATCCTGCGCCGCATCTTTGAGCTGGGCAGCGCGACGGATGCCAGCGGCCAGCGCCAGAAATACCGTGTCTCGCATGAGGCAGCACGCGCCGTGAATTTTCGTGAGGCGACGTTTACCGGAACGCTGGATGCGCCGCCACAGGATGGCCGCATGTCCTGGCTGGTGACGTTTACGCTTTCGGAACATATCAGCGTGCAGGAAAAACGTGAGGCCAGGGCGAGCGGCAAAACCACGGCAGTAAAACAAACGGCGGGAAGCGGTGCTGGCCAGAACGGGAGCCAGGCAGCTGGCGAAGATGAAGAAAAAATGACGTGGTTTGAGCGTAAGGTGCTTAAACCCGTCAATGAAGCACTGGGGTAAAAATGAAGCCCATTAAACGCTTGTACCTTTCAACGGATGAAATCCATCTGGCTGATGCCAGCCTGGTGCTGGAGCTGAACAGCTGCGGCAGGGGGTTTATCACGGCGGGGACGACGCAGGACTATACCGGGAAACTGGTTCGCATCGATGTGGGGTATACCGATCTGGTGCTGCGATGGTTCACCGGGTATGTGGAGCGCTCGCAGCCTGCGGAAAATGGTTTTCAGCGGTTGTTTGTTCGTGAGCTGGTTGGCGTATTCGAACGCCTCTGGCCATGTTCCTTTCAGCATCCCACGCTGCGCAGTGTGGCCAGCTGGCTGACGGAACATAGCGGGCTGACCTTCAGCGTGCCGGATGCCGACTATTCAGATCGTCCGATTCCGCACTTGACGCACAGTGGGACGGGTTATCAGTTGCTGGACAATCTGGGCAAAGCTTTCGGTATCACGGATTACATCTGGTATCAGCTGCCGGATGGCGGTGTGTATGTTGGCGGGGCAGAAAAGGCGCTGTTTGCTGATCGCCCGGTTGAGATCCCCCACAAATTTAGTCAGGGAGTGGCCGGGGGCAATTCCATGACACTGCCCGTGGTGCAAAGTCTGCGCCCAGGTGTGCAGCTGAACGGTGAGAGGGTGACGAAAGTCCACCTGGAAAATGACACGATGGCCGTGACGTGGACACCGCGCAACCGCGCCACAGGTCAGGCATTGCAAAAAACACCCGTACAGCGCCAGATTGAGAGTCATTACCCGGAGCTGGCTTCCGGTCTGCATTTGCCCAAATTTGCCCGTGTCATGAATCCCGTGGAGGCGGTGAAAAGCGGGAATTTCTCCGATCCGTTCCGTCCGCGTTATGCCGTCGACGTGCAGCTGCTTGACGCTGACGGCAAACCGGATAAAAACACGCCTGTGTATTCGGCGGTTCCGCTGCCGGTTCCGATGGCCGGTAATGACTCCGGCATGTTCCAGTTTCCGCCTGAAGGAACGCTGGTTGAGGTGGCATTTACAGACGGACGGCCAGATAAACCGTTTGTACGCCAGACCATCCCGGACGGAACCAGCCTCCCGGATATTCAGCCTGGCGAGCAGTTACAGCAGCAGCGTGCGGAAGTTTCGCAGCGTGTCACCCAGGCGGGTGACTGGGTGAGGCAGACTGACCAGACGATCAGCGAAGCGTCAATGGCGCGGGTTGTCAAAGCCGATACTGAACAGCGCGAGCTGGTCAGCCGGGAAACCACGATTAAGGCCACGGATAAAGTCACTGTGCTGGGAACGTCCACGCTTATGGCCGGAGCCATTCAGCAGGTATGCACTGGCGATTACAGCCAGGCAGTGAATAACCGGGTGGCCAGCGTGGGCGGCGATGATGAAGCCGATATTGCCGGGACTCAGACTGTGACAACGGGCAAAGACCTGATCGAGAAGATTGGCCAGATACGTAAAAGCGTGGCAGCAGTTCAGCAGCAGATTATTGCCCCGGTAGTCTGGATTGGTTCCGGCAGTATCAACGTGGCGCAGCTGATGCTGGACACGCTGGATGTGGTGAAAGAGCTGGCAGAACAGACAGCGAGCCACAGCCACAGTAATACGGGTGCGCCGACCAATGCGGCCGCCATTCGGAACAGCGGAACAAAAGCTGACACCCTCAACACGAAATATTCACCTGTCATAGGTAAGTAACTGCCCTCCCATCACAGCCCGCGCAAGCGGGTTTTTTTATGCCCTTTATCCCTTGCCGGGGATAATCTTTTTTTATCCCCTTGCGGGGATAGCATCACGCCCAACCCGCAGCGCTCTGCCGCGTCCTCTCCTTACGACAGCAACCGCAGCAGTCAAAATAGATCGTACCCACAGCGGGGCGCTGAGAGCGTCACAGCATGACAAAATAAATCTTCCGCAGACCAAAATCGCACTACACCGCACCCGCCTGCGGTTTTTGGATCGTAGAAATTTTTCAGTTTTATTTTTCTACAAACCGGATAGCCAGACCGCGCCAGTGCTGGAGGCTTTGCGTTAAACTCAAACTGAAAAGATTGAAAAGAATTTCAGTGTTTTTCAGTAAAAAGGATCTATGGAGGATCTAATGAAAGTCGTAACTATCAGATAAAAAAGATATTTTTTATTTTGTGTGAAGTGGAAAAATCAAATTCATTATGCAAACGTAACTGTGGAAAGTTGATAGAAGTCAGATTGGACGTGGGCTGGCCATGAAATGCAGAACTAAATTGTACTGAAAAAAGCTGAACGCATAACATCAGGCAGCAGGCTTTGCTTGAAGTCTAAGGTTTGTTTGGCTCAATGAGCGAGCCGAATCTATTGGGATTCGGCTCAGATAGCAATCTATGCATTTTGAATGTTTATTTTATGATGTTGAATGTTACTTGCTTGGATATAGGTATTTTTAATTTACTTTCGAATTTTTCATGGTAACTAGGGCGAAAACTAAGGGTAATAGTAGAACTTCCTGTTGTTATTGAAAAACAATGATTTATTTCATTCCAGCATTCTACGTATTCTACGTAGGGTAATGGGCTTGTTTCACTGTTTGATGATCGTATTTTCAATAGTTCAAGGATTTTTTGACAACCTGCTTTATGAGAATTGATAAATGCGATTGAATATTCTTCAATTTCTTCAGAAATCATTTGATCAATTGTAGATGATATGTCTTTGTTTATTTTGAAAATGAAATAGCCATTCGGCAGTGAGATCGTTGGTTCAATCCAGCCATTTTGTTTCAGATAAAATGTAGACTCATCTCTAGGATACAGACTCTCAGGACTGCGGCGTAATGAATTAAGAATGAGTTTGCATCCATTGTCTAGCATTGGATAGGCAGTTCGGAACGATTCCGTAAACTCTTTTTTCTTTTGCTCATCACGTTGCGCTGAAAGTTCAAGGTGTCGCAGATTCTCTTTTACCAACTCGCGGTTATCACGAAATATAATTGCTCGTCGTATTAGCCACTCGAATAAATTGAAGGTAAGAGCGCCAGAGCACATTCCCAACGCGCCGCTGATGAAAAAGTGAACATTAATGGATATCCCACCAATTTGTTGATTTGACATCGGGACCAAAGCACTTAGCTGAGGGAAGATGAATTTCAAGGCAAGAGCGATTCCTAACAATATGAAAACCAGCCTGAGCGCCCGGCGAGAAGTGGTTACATAATCTAATGCCTTGAACAGCGTATCTGGAAAGCTCATATCTTCATCCTTACAGGTGGAACCAGAACACAGGTGGACGCTAAGTGGACAATGGACATTAAAAAGGGGCTACGCTTTCACGTAACCCCTTGTTTTATTTGGTGGAGCTGGGGGGATTTGAACCCCCGTCCGAAATTCCTACATCCTCGGTACTACATGCTTAGTCAGTCTTTACATTCGCCTGGCACCTGCGGACAGACACGCCACTACCAGACTAGCCTGATTAGTTTTAACACTTCAGCCCCAGGCAGGACATCCATGCGATCTCTTTTGGGTTTGACCTCTCTTGATCCCCGTCCTAAGAGCGGAGGCTAGGGAGAGAGGGCTCTTAGCAGGTTATTAAGCTGCTAAAGCGTAGTTTTCGTCGTTTGCGACTATTTTTTTGCGGCTTTTTACGAGGCAAACCGCCCCTCGGCATGCACCTTGGGTTTCGCAAATCCCGTCGAATCCAGAATCAGCCCCAATGTGTTGAACCCAGTATACCAGAACTGGCATCGGTGATGCCAGCGTGGAACGATAAGTTCTTAAATCAGTGTGAAAAGTACAAAATTCAGGCAGAAATTAACGGCCTGCGTGCTTCATGATACGCGCTTTGTCGACCTGCCATTCACGGTCTTTCACGTCATCACGCTTGTCGTGCTGTTTTTTACCCTTCGCCACGCCGATTTTCACTTTGCACCAGGCATTTTTCCAGTACAGAGACAGGGCGACGACGGTGTAACCTTCGCGGTTAATGCGGCCAAAAAGTGAAGCCAGTTCGCGCTGATTGAGTAGCAGTTTACGCGTGCGCGTCGGGTCGCAAACGTAGTGAGAAGAGGCGACGGCCAGCGGCGTAAAGTTTGCGCCAAACAGGAAGGCTTCGCCATCAATCAGAATCACATAGCTGTCGCTGATATTGGCTTTACCTGCGCGCAGGGATTTGACTTCCCAGCCCTGCAACGCAAGGCCAGCTTCGAATTCTTCTTCAATGAAGTACTCATGGCGGGCACGCTTGTTCAGCGCAATGGTTGCCGAGCCAGGTTTATGTGCTTTTTTCTTCGTCAT